CGACCATCCGATAACAAAATCCAACCATCAATAAACCCCTTGAAAGGTTTGTTTGTATCCAAATCAACCATCAGCTTTCCTCCATTCTTGATTCTTCCAAATGAACACTCAACAAATAATCAGCTCTAGCCTCCTGGTTCTCGTCAACACAAGGCTCATCAGCATGATAAACAGACACACAACACCACGCGCACTCAACATTATGAGCCTCACCAGTCTCAAGATCGTAGTCTGTCCCTATAAAATGGTGCTTAGGCATCGCCACACCTCCTAGCTACCTCATTCATCTCACGCTCAAACCGATCTTCAAGAGCCGACTGCAGCCTAGCAAGCTCCTCTTTCAGACCAGCTAAAGCTTCCTCCATCTCATCCAACACATCGTCAAAAGTCTTAACCTTTTTAATAGGCATCGGGATGATCGGTCTAACCTCATCGGGTAACGGTGGTAATTTATAACCCATTAGTTCACCTCCTCAAATTCCACAGCAAGCAGTTGTTCAAAATCTTCAACCGCCTCCACAATGTCCGCCCCTAAAGTCGGATCAAAGTCATCTTTAATTATTACTGTTATTGTTCTGCTCATCTATCTTCCTTTCTACTTGAAATCTTTGAAAATGTCAGCAAGAATATCCAACTCATCGTTAGACATCTCATCCACTCTTTTAACTGCACTCTCTGTAACTTGATCCCACGCTATTGTGAAATCATTTTCTTTATCTTGCATATCTTCCTTTCTGTTATTGTTGTAGCCTCCATGACCACACTCTTATATTACACCCTTATTTGTTTTTGTCAACTCTTTCATAACATTTTTTACAAGAACCAACAGGATCACCGTCTAAAGTCTCCATACCAGCTACTGCAGTACCCATCTCACTCATACGCAACCCACTACTACCACAATCTAAACAAAACCAAACAGCTTCCCACTCTCTACGCTTATGACGTAAAGCTGTTCTCAGATCATCTAACTGTTCTCTATTCACAACAACCTTCTTTCCAGCTCAGAAATCCTACGCTCCGCATCCATCAATGCCTTAAACAAAACCAAAAACGACTTACACGCGCTGGTCTCAAAATCGTCATCACTATTAGGCTCTAACCATTCTAAAAACTCAGGCAGCGCTGGCACATTCTCAGCATATTTGAAGCTTCTTTTCATCATCTCCACCGTGTAATCATTAAACATTTTTATCCTCCTATACTCTATAAAGGGTAACTAACTTCCTAAAACGGAAAAATTATTTACTATTTTTTCTAAACGGTATTGGTTTATCATGGAACTTCGACACGATCCCCAACTCATCACGCAAGCTGTCAACCCTGGTATTCCTACGCTCCCACCTCAAGACCAGTAAGTAGCATAGAAACAACCATATAAAAAACGCTAGCTCTAAACTCATCCGTATGCTCCTAACTTGTTACGCAAATTACTGAGAACCTCTAAAGTTTTATGAGAATAACCATCCCATTGATCTTGGATCATGTCATCTATATGTACTTCCATACAGGCGAGAGAATCTACTAACAGCTCCCATTGTCTAGTGGTCAGCTTCACATTCTTAATAGTTTTAGACATCTATCTAACCTCCTCAAGCTGTTCAGAATTGCACCAAATAGACTCACACAATCCTACATCAACAACATAAGCACCACTACCAAAACCAGAGGCGCCTCCACTGTCATATCTTACAATAATACCAGGCATATTACGGTATAAGCCAGGTCGGTTAAACCATCCACTTATTACTCTAACCTTAGTACCGCGTTTTAATTTATTCATTATCAAACCTCCAAACTTTCATAATAAGCGTCCAGGTCCACATTAAACCTATCTGCAAACTCACGACCACACCCCCAGCTTCACACCCAAACTACTCATAGCCTCCAATGATCCAGAATCATATTCTTCCCAATCACCCTCATCGACTCTATCCTCTATCATTATCTTCCATTGATGAACAGCTTCACATAACAACACAAATTCCTCATCGGATAACTCCATAGTATGAACAATAGTAGACATATTTCCTTCCTTTCTATTTAGTTTATTTTCTTAAAAGACCAGACTACGCGAAAATCGGACAGTCATAAAACAGCTCCGCGAAATCATCACGCAACCACTTAACCCATTCTAAATGCGACACGTCACGACTAGCACCATCAAACCAATCTAAAAACCAGTACTCAACACGATTATCGTAGAATCGTAATTCATCACTAGGTCCACCCCAGGATAGTTGATATCTTAAATATCCCTCATCTTGATCGTCAAACGTAAACGGCTCGACAAAATCAACACACAACCCATAATTGCCGAACCCCTCAATAGCTTCTTCTCTAATGTCATCATCATCACTAGATATACCATTCATAAACCATAGAAAATGCTCAGCTCGACTCTCTAAATGTCTTTCTATTATTTCTTCGCATGTAATCATTTTATTTCTTCCCTTCTATTCATCACATTAAATTTTAATGTAAACCTTAGTATTAGTTCTATTATTACAGCTCGAACTACAAACAACAACCATCTCGCTAGCGTGCGTTACCTTTTCACCTGTAGCCCTCACATAAAAATAATCTCTAGTTGGATTATCTACAGGATTATAAGACACTTGAACATACTCAGAACTATTAGCGAACAAATCAAAACTAGCACTACCTCTACTAATCAAATCACCAACAGCATACGCCACTATCTCCCGATGAGCGCCATTAAAGGCGATTTTCCGATGTCCTCCCGCTTGCACCTTAAATTCCACATTCTCAAAATATAAAACACTATCGAAAACATGCTCGACAGGCTCTTTAATTCCCTTAGTTCTATTCTTAAGAGAGCCACACTTTTTGTTTAAATTACCGTGTATTGAATACCTCATAATACTTCCTTTTGTAGTCAATAAATAGATTATATAGTCAACAACAAAATAAAAGCAAGTAATAAACAATTAAAATTATGTAACAATCGTAACAAAACTGTAATTTTTTTTTCAGTCCAGTACCCTCAAGAGCTACCGTTTTTCTAGTGCGGCTGCGCGCACACACGCAAGCGCGACACAACAAAACAAAAAGGTATTAAGCAGCTTAGAGCGGTTCGCTCGCACGCGTAACGCGCCCGCGCAAGGCAAGCCCCCCACCCACGCGCCCCCGCCCCCATGTATATATAATATATGTATAGATATGGAGGGACAGTACGGGGTTTTTTGGGGTTTTGGGGTGTTTGGGCGCAAATAAGTTTCGGGGCTTATTTCAGGGGTCGCCTTTGGGTTCGGAGGACTATCTTTCTGGGTTGTAGTCAATCAAGTTTTTGCTTGCCTAGCCTAGCCTAGCCTAGCCTAGCCTAGCCCCTACCCCTTTAATAGTTCTTTGTGTCCCGCGTTTTTTAAGCCTTTTTTCGGATTGTAACATGATTGTAACATTACTGTAACGTGTTTGTAATGTTTGTAACATAACTGTAACATTTGGGACATGAGGGTTTTATTCTTGGAGACTACAAGTTTTGGAGATGTGATGGCTCAGAATGGTGGCGGTAGGGGTTGGAAAACTGACCCTGAGACTGGGCAACAGGTGATGCCTGCGAAGTGGGCGAAGCTGTTGGATTGGTTGTTGCAGGGACCCGACAGGGTTCCTAAGTTGCAGTATGAGTGGGCTGCTGAGAATAAGATTGCTGCTGATTCTATTCGTCGTATTAAGCGTGATCCTCGTTTTGCTAAGGAGTGGGATCGTCGTGCCGCGGAGTTGAATATTCATCCTGAGAGAACGCAGTCTGTGATTGATGCTTTGCACGCTCAGGCTGTTGGTGGGAGTGTTCAAGCTGCGTCTTTGTATTTGCAGTATATTGAGAAGTTCACGCCGAAGCGTAAGGTTTTGGTTGATGATGACCGTGATGTTGGCGGGTTGTCTGACGCTGAGTTGGCTGACGAGTTGGAAGCTCAGGTTCTTCATTTGAGAGTTGTTGATGGGGAAGGTTGACTATGAGCGTGAGGAATCGTTGGGGGAACGTCCTGAATTTGTTTATGATGGTTCCTTTTCATCTGAGGAATACGATTTGTTCGACGACGACGAGGAACTCGTTTGCGGTTTGGAGAACCCTGAGGTCTGCGAATCTTGCCAATGAGACCGCCGTCAGGGAAAGATTGGATAATCCTGATGATAATGGGGGTGGTTGGCGCGTCTACAGTGTATCTGGTGGGGGCGTTAGCGCGGACTGTACAATCTTGGTTCCAGTAGATGAAAACTTGGATTGACCAGGATCTTTGCACGGGGGATGGTTTATGTGAGGAGATTTGCCCTTCTATTTTTTATGGACATCAAGATGGGCTTTTTTATGTTAAGGAAGCAGGTTCTGAGACACCTAAGGAACCTACGCACAGGATGGGCGAGTCGGTTGAAGTTCCCGCTGATTTAGTTGAGGCTGTTATTGAAGCTGCTGAGGAATGTCCTGGTGAGTGCATTTTTGTGGAGGTTTAGTGAATAAGACTCTTAAGTTGATTACAGCGATTACGGGTTTGTTAGTGGCTATTGGCACGCTTGTGGGTGCGATTACTGTTACACTGGGTAAGGATAAGAAAGATGGTGGCAGTTATTCGTATACTACAATTATTTTGGATTCGCCAGAAAAATATGAAGAATTTTTGATGAACCACCCAGGATAATATTTAAAATGAAATTTGCTTATGCTGATCCCCCGTATCCAGGGTGCGCTCATTTGTATCCAGAAAAAAAAGAAGTAGATCATAAAGTTTTAATCTCACAATTATGTGACGAATTTCCTGATGGGTGGGCTTTATCTACTTCCAGTCCAGCTTTACAACAAGTGTTAGCTTTATGTCCTGAAGATGTCAGAGTTATGGCGTGGGTAAAACCTTTTTGTTCTTTCAAACCAAATGTTAACCCTGCTTACGCTTGGGAACCTGTGCTGGTGCGTGGTGGTCGTAGAAGAACAAGAGAGCAATTAACTATCAGAGATTGGGTTTCAGAAAACATTACTCTTAAAAAAGGTTTAACAGGAGCAAAACCTGTTGGGTTTTGTTTATGGTTGTTAGATGTTCTGAATGTTGAAATAGGTGATGAACTTGTAGATTTGTTTCCTGGTACAGGAATTGTTACTGAAGAATTTAACAAACGTATGAATGGTGAAAATAATGTCTCGTCTTACTGAGTTGCAGCAGGAAGCTGAGTGGCGGCGTTGCGCTAGTGACGAAAAGTATTTCATGGAAAACTATTGGCATATAGCCCATCCCGCTCATGGGCGTATCCCTTTCAAGTTGCGTTCAGCTCAGTCTACAGCTATCGACCATTGGGGTGACCACAGGTATTCTTTGACTTTGAAAGCTAGACAGATCGGATGGACCACACTGGTCGCTGCTCACCAGTTTTGGTTAGCATATTTTCATCCCGATCAGAACATTATTGATCTTTCACGCACGGAGCGTGAGTCTGTTTTATTGTTAAGGAAATCTAAATATGGTTTACAGCATTTACCTGAGTGGATGGTCGCGAAGGGTCCTGAGTCGCTTGTCGAGCATCAGCAGAAAATGGGGTTTGATAACGGGTCGCAAATTACTTCAATGCCTTCAGCATCCGATCCTGCAAGAGGTGAGTCAGCTTCGCTGGTTGTGGTTGACGAATGGGCGTTCCTTCCGAATCCTGAGGAAGCGTGGGCTTCTATAGAACCTGTCGCTGATGTTGGCGGTAGGATCATCGGTTTGTCTACTGCTAATGGTTCTGGTAACTTTTTTCACGAACTGTGGGTTGGTTCTCAAACTGGTAACAACAAGTTCGCTCCAATGTTTTTCCCTTGGTCAGCTACCGAGGACAGGGATGAATCGTGGTATCAGTCTAAGCAGGATTCTATGTTGTCTTGGCAGTTGGCTCAAGAGTACCCGACTACGCCTGAAGAAGCGTTCATCAAATCGGGTAACCCTGTGTTTGATTTAGACAAGTTGGAAGCTATGTCAACTGTAGTCGAACCTGGTGTTATGGGTTACATGAGGGAGACTGCTAAACGGGTAGTGGAGTTCAGAGAAGATGCTCACAGTTTGGCGTAGACCTGTCAGTAACCAGATTTATGTTCTGGGTGTTGACACGGCTGAAGGTTTAGCTCACGGCGATTATTCGTGTATTCAGGTGTTGGATGTGCGTTCAGGTGAGCAGGCTGCTTGCTGGCATGGGCATATCCCGCCTGATAATCTCGCTGAGGAAGTGTTCATGTTGGGTTTGTGGTATAACGACGCTTTGTGTTGCGTGGAGTCTAACAATCATGGTTTGACTACTATCGTGCAGTTGCGTCATTTGGGGTACCCTAATTTGTTCAGGAAACGTTCTGTGAATAAGGTCACTAACAAGGTTTCTCAAGAGTTTGGTTGGAAAACAACTAGGACTACTAAACCTTTGTTGATTGACGATTTGTCTATGGCTCTTAGGAATGACGAGTTGAAGCTGTTTGACAGGAACACTATTAACGAGTTGAAAACTTATGTTCGTAATGAGCGTGGCACCATGTCGGGTTCTCCTTTTGATGACCGTGTGATGGCTTTAGCTTTGTCTAATCAGATGCGCCAGTATGCGTTCATGCCCGAATATGCTCCCGCTGCTGACGATTACTGGACTGTGGATTGGTTTAAGAACCTTGTTTTGTCCGAAAAAGAGTCTCCAAGTACCCGTATCGGGTCAAAAACTGTGCGTGGGACAGTATAACCGTATTATTTAGAGACTATAGGAACCTAGGAGGTTCAAATGGCAAGATTTGTTTCCCACACGAGTGCCAGCGAAAACGTTGATGGATCTGGTACTTCAGGTGGCAATAACAAAATGGAACGTGGTTCAAGCGTTGTAGCTAACCCTATTT